TTCGGAGTTTACTGGCAGTAGAGCTATGGAAAAATGGTTTCACTACGGCCATGCCATTAGTAGGGACAGGACTGATGATTGTCCAGAAGAAGAAAAGAACATGAGCAAATTCTACATGCTGTTTGACAGGGAGTACGGTCAACAATACAATGCTGACGTATACTTTGATGAGCCAACGGTAACTTACTTAGAGGCAACTAAACAATGGTAGCAATAAATAAAGATAAGGAATTGGCACTTACTCAAGAACTATTAAAGGAGAAATTACACTACGACAAGGATACTGGTGTATTTACTTGGCTTGATGTCAAATCAAACGGATACAAAATGCGTGGTAAAGTGGCTGGTAATACTAACGCTTTGACAGGCTATTCCTCAATAGGTTTTACCCTGTCTGAAGCCAAGTTCTATGTGTATCTTGCTCACCGGTTAGCGTGGCTGTACGAATACGGAGAGTTTCCAAAAGACGGTTTAGACCATATCAATCATGTAAAAACTGACAACAGGATAAAAAACCTACGCATAGCTACTCAGAGAGAAAACATTAGAAATATGAGTATGTCTTCTAATAACACTACTGGGCATACTGGCGTATGCTTTTCTAAGGCTAATAATAAGTACGTGGCTTACGTTAAAGTTAATTATAAACAAATTCATTTAGGCTATTTTAAAAACGTAGAAGACGCAGCTAAAGCAGCTAGAGAAGGCAGAGAGCATTACGGCTTTCACGTAAACCACGGACAAACTAATGACTGATTATGTTATAGACATAGAGACTGACGGCATAGAGGCCACAAAGATACACTGTATGTCTGTGTCTGGTATGGCAACTATGACTAGCTATGAAAGCATTACCAACTTCTTAAACAGCTTGACCACTGAAGACCGTATCATAGGCCATAACTTTATCCGTTACGATAAGCCAGTGTTGGAACGCTTGCTGGGTATAAAGATTAAGGCACAGATTGTGGACACGTTAGCCTTGTCCTGGTACTTGTACCCTGAGATTGCCAAGCATGGCCTAGCACAATGGGGCGAACGCTTAGGTATTGCCAAGCCAGTAGTCGAAGACTGGGAGAAGGCTGACCTACAAACATACGTGCATCGCTGTGAGGAGGACGTAAAGATTAACCACAAGCTGTGGCTTATCCAAGAGGAGTACCTAGATAAACTATACAATGGTAATCCTGACAGGCTGATTAAGTACCTGTCACATAAGATGAACTGTGCCGCAATGCAGGAAGCAAGTAAGTGGAAGCTGGACGTAAACAAAGCCAGCAATTTACTTGACGAACTGTTAGGAAAATACACAGTTGCAGTTGATGACTTGGCTAAGGTAATGCCACGAGTACCTAAGATTGCAAAGCGTAAACGTCCAGCCAAACCATTTAAGAAGGACGGTACATTGTCTGCTACGGGTGAGAAGTGGCAAGCATTGTGTGATGAGCGTGGCTTAGACTTTGCACATGATGAGGTAATCGAGGTAGTGGTAGGACACCAAGAGCCTAACCCAAGTAGTGTACCTCAACTGAAAGCATGGCTGGAAAGCTGTGGCTGGGTTCCTGCTACTTGGAAGTTTAAGAAGGACAGTGGCAAGGTAGCACAGATTAAGAAGCCAGACGGCGACTTGTGTACCTCCGTGGTACGGTTGATTGAAGACCACCCTGAACTAGAACATCTACACACAATGACAGTGGTTAAGCACCGCATTGGTTTAGTGCAAGGCTTACTGGATAGTGTGGACGTAGATGGTTTTGTTAAGGCAGAGATACAAGGCTTGACCAATACGCTACGATTTAAACATGCAGTGTGCGTAAATCTACCTTCGGAACGTAAGCCGTACGGTAAGGAGGTTCGTAGTTTATTTACAGTGCGTAAAGAAGGACACACATTATGTGGTTCTGATATGGCTAGTTTAGAGGACAGGACTAAGCAGCACTATATGTGGGACTACGACCCTGAGTACGTTAGGGCTATGACCACTGAAGGCTTTGACCCTCACCTTGACTTGGCTTTATCGGCAGGTGCTGTGACGCAGGAACAGGTGGACGAATACAAGCTAGGTAATAAGACTGATGATGTAACACAATTACGCCATAACTATAAAGGTGGTAACTATGCCTGTACGTACGGGGCTGGTGTTGCTACGTTATCTCGGCAGTTAGGCATCAGTGAAGCTGAAGCAAGTAAGATACATAAGGCATACTGGAAACGTAACTGGGCACTGAAAGAGATAGCAAAGAATACTGGGGTGCGTAATGTAGGAGGTGTACTGTGGCTATATAATCCAGTCGCCAAACTGTACTACTACCTCAAGACCGAGAAGGATAAGTTCAGCACACTCAATCAGGGTACGGGTACATTCTGCTTTGATATGTGGGTTGCCTTCATTATCCAGAAGCGTAAGCAGCTAACTGCGCAGTTTCATGATGAGGTTATCTTGGAATTACAGGAAGCTAAACAAGAAGAAGTATCATTACTACTAAAGGAGGCTATACAAAAGGTAAACAAACTGTTAAAGTTAAATCGTGAGCTAGATTGTGACGTTTCATTTGGCACAGACTATTCACAAATTCACTAAAATATGGTATAATATACTGGTACAATTATTTTCCTTAAAGGGGTAAAAATATAATGGCACTAAATAGAACATCACCACAAGCTGAGTCTACCAACTCTACTGTTGAGTACACAAACCTAGCGGAAGGTGAACACGAAGGACGCTTAGTTTATGTGGCCGACTTAGGCTTACAGGAACGCAGCTACATGGGTGAAGAGAAGCCACCAGCACAGCAAATCTCATTGGGTATTGAAGTAATGGGTAACGCTGTAAATGTTGATGGTACTATGCGCCCACGCTTACTATGGACTAAGCCGTTTAACATCTTTCAGAAGATGGACGAGCGTGGCAATGAGTACAAGTACTTCAAGACCTTTCAACCAACCGCACAAGATGGACAGGTTGCTGATTGGGATTCAGTACTAGGTACACCGTGTAACGTAATTGTTAAGCATCAGGTAACTGGTGATAGAACTTACGATAACATTGACTCAATCACCCCAATCCCTGCGAAGTATCAAGACGCAGTAGCAGCTTCGGAGTTTACTGACGCTTGTGTAGGGGACTGTGATGACGAGAACAATGCAGCACAGAAGGCTATGTTTGGTCTAGCTCGGTTCGTATTTGAGAAGCGCATAAGCCCAAAGTCTAAGCCAGACCTTAAGGTTGTAAGTGCGGCTGAAGGCGATGTAGAGTTTTCTGACGACATTCCGTTCTAATGAAACTCTTAATTGACGGCGACCCTATAGTTTACAGGATAGGGTTTGCTTGTCAGAAGAAGGATAAGGAGACGGGGTTAGTTACGGCTGACCCTGAATCTTTTACACTTCATTCCTGTAAGCGATTTATTAATCAACTATTAAACGATACAAAAGCAGACACCTACAAAATTTACCTGACTGGTAAAGGTAACTTCAGATACAAAGTTCGCGAAGACTACAAAGCAAATCGCAAAGGTACTGACAAACCAGTACACTATCAACTTGTAAGAGATTACTTAGTCAAGCAATACAAAGCCCAAGTGGTCGAAGGTATGGAAGCTGACGATGCAGTAGCATTAGAACAGACTTCAGATACAGTGATAGCCACTATCGATAAAGACTTACTCATGGTTGAAGGCAAGCACTACAACTACGGTAAGGGCACCTGGGCTACAGTCTCAGCCGAAGAAGGCGAATACTTTTTCTACAAACAGATGCTAACTGGTGATAAGGTTGACAACATCATTGGTATTCGTGGCATTGGTGAGAAGAAAGCAAGTAAGATACTTGACACCACCCCAAGAAAAGACTGGGACAAAACCATTATCGAACTATATAAGAAAGAGTTTGAGGATGGTTATCACCGCGCAGTACAGAACACCCAGCTATTGTGGATGTTACAGCGTGACAAACAGATGCCAATGGATTTTAAATGAAACCTAAAAATAAAAAGAAAGACCCGTACCGTAGTGGTTTGGAAAGAACCTTCGCTACTAACACAGCAGGGTTTGGTTTTGAGTTTGAACCAGCTTCTTTACCATACATCATGCACCGTAAGTACATCCCAGACTTCGTTAAGGATAATGTACTGATAGAGTGTAAGGGTTTCTTTCGTTCGGGTGATACCCTGAAGTACAAGTCAGTAAGAGAAAGTTACCCAGACCATGAACTTATCTTCGTTCTGTCTGACCCCTATAAGAAAGTACGCAAGGGTAGTAAATTGTGTATGGGGCAGTGGTGCTACAAAGAAGGCTTTGCATATTTTACAGTCAACGAATGTAGAGAACTAAAGAAGTACATGGGTTTGAGTGACTCCGATAAACAACAATACAGAGAAGAACATCTTAGAGGTTTATGATGAGTATCCTACTAGCCTCCCTTGTTTACTCTGAAGTAGAGGAGATTATGAGTTTTACAGAACTGTGTGAAAAACTAGAGCAGCTTGACGAGGAGACAGTCATGGAGCTACTTGAGATAAACACAGAAGATTTAGTAATTAGATTTGAAGACCGTGTAGAACTACACAATGAAAGGCTACAAAAGGAATTATAAAATGGAAGATTACAAATTTAGTAGTACGCCATTTAGGATTGATGATTTTGATGGCTCAATTATTTTCTTCGGCTACCCACTGTTTGGTGGCTGGCTACCGTACATTGGTTTTATTACATTCATCAATGAGCGAGAAGAAAGTATGAAAACTTTTATGATGGAATGGTTTCTTAGAGGAATTATTTTACACAGAACTAAGGACGAAGATTGGTATGACGGCGACTAAGTTATTAGAAAAGAAAACAACGTACACAGTAGACTACCCAAAAGCTATTGACTACTGTGAGCAGCAAGAGTCCATATTCTGGACTTCCTCAGAAATTGAAATGGAGAAAGATATACATGACCTCAAAACTAATCTATCTGACGCTGAGTTACATGGCGTTACTACTGTTCTTAAGTTATTTACTCTGTACGAACTCCACGTAGGTAACGAGTACTGGTTGGACTACGTGCGTAAGACGTT